GTTCCTTGTGACGCGGACTGGCTCGGTTCTCCAACCAAACTTCACTACGGTTTCATCAAGTCTGTTTGCCGCGTGACGGTCGACTTGACGTGCTTCTACAACGGTCAGGCGCAACACTGGCCGTGTGCCTGGCTACAGGCTTCTCCCTCACACCGTGCGAGTGGAGTTCGTTGCTTGCTGCTCGAGACCAAGCCCCGAAGGGTCGGCGTCGGCAGCGGCAGCGAGGTTGTCCAACCCCGCCTTTGCGTCCGAAGAGCGCAAGGGCGGCTGATGGCACCCTCAAAGGATGCCAAAGGAAGGGCCTCTGTAACTGCCCTAACGCGAACTACTCGTGACACTAGTCCGAGCGGTGTTTGGGGCCCTTATCGGGCTTTGCTCTCCGATACCGATTAGATCATCGGCAGTGCGTGTTTCACCCGTGAGCTAGGGACCTTTTCCGCGAGGGCGTCCACCGACACCCAAGGCCAACAAGTATAGCTCAACGTAGTCCCCACTGGTGGGCCATGGTCCTATCGAGTAGTAATCCACGACCCTCCTCTCGGCTCCAACCCTTGGTGGCATTGGCTGGCTCAGAGGCAGCAGGACGGGCATAGCACAGGCTCATTCGCCTAGGAGTTTGGGAGTGTTATCGCCACCCCCATTAGTTCTTACGGCTCTTCTGGTCGGTCTCAGAAGATACTTCACGTTTCGCCTCTTTGACCGGCTTGGCCCTTGGGCGACGTTCATAATCCTCGTCGTCCTCGGATGGGTAAAGCAGACGTGATGGTCCGTCTTCACGCCTCAACTGCCGCTTGATGGTTTCGCGTAGCGCCTCAAGCTCGGCTTCAGCGTCCTCGGATTTGCGCTCGAGGTACGCGACGCCGCGCCCGTACTTCATCTCACGGGCGGCAAACTCTCTCACGTGATCAGAGAGAGGTGAGTCCCACTTCCAGCTCTGGAGTGCCTTGTGTTCAAGCGTTGCTGGGCCTGAGCACAGGATCTGCCTGTCGAGAAGAGACAAGAAGTAGGTCTGCAGGATGGTCATCGAGATGGAAGACTGGGAAAATCCCGATGCACCTCCGGCGTTGATTCGCACGCCTCCCCAAGTCAGCGGAGGCAAATTGGGAATAGCCGTCCACGTATTCTTGGCTGTCAGCTGGTAGATAGAGCCGACTGGCGATGGGAAAACGGGGGAGGTTGCTGTCTGTGCCAACTGCACAGTGAAGATGTTGTTGGCACCCACGGCGGCCGACGTGAGCGAATGCACCGCTCCGGCCGTTGCGCCGCCCTCAGCGGCGACGACCAGCGCCGTAGCAGTTGACGCATTATACGACGCGGACATCAGCACGGTTGACACATTGTCGAACATCGTGCCCGTGGGGAACATCACGTGGTCGGCTCCTGAGTCTGAGTAGACCACGACTCCGATGGTGTCAGCAAGGCAGGTCGCGATCACTGCCGTGTTGTTCCATGCGCCCATCTGCCCAAGCGCAATTGGGTTTGTGGCGGACTGGTTTGCCGTCTTGTTGCTTTGCGCCTGGAGCAGCCCGCTGGAGTTAAGCGGGCTGACGTTCGGCTCAAGTGTTGCGTTCGAGAACCGGAACGAATACTTGAGGTGGATCGTGATTGGGATCGGCACGTACGTCTGGGAACTGCTGATCCACGTGGTTGGGGGCTCCTCCTGCAGCAGCCAAAACTTGCCTTTGGTCCACATGCGGGGGTCACTCCCATTGGAGTCAACAAAGTAGCTCTTGACGAACCGCTCTCTGTTGAGGGGCGAGTAGCCGATGGAGGCGCCTTCCGACCAGGCGAATGACTTACCTCCTTGCACCTTCAGCCGCTGCAGCCCCTCGACTCCGGACGGCATCGCGTCAGTGACGTCCATCTCGATGCCGGCCATGCCCAGGCCACCCACATAGCCTGAGCCCACCTTCCTGATCTTGAACTCGACCTTGCAGTCGAAGTTCTCCCACTTGGCAGCCTCGTAGTTGAGGGCGAGAGCTGGGATGGAAGCGTTGGAAGTGGAAGTCAGTGAGCCTCCGCCTTTTGGATTGATGCCGACGGAGTACACCACAGTTCCAGCAGGTTGTGGTACTGACGGGCTGACAGGTGTCAGCGTCCCCTGGTAAACCAGGTCCTCACGCTCAAAGATCAGGGTTCGTTTCGTGCGCGTGTCGCGACCAGAGCGCCCTTTCATTGATTGTGAGCGGCCCTTCCTAGGCCCTCTCTTACGGGAGCTCTTTTGCGACGCCGAGCGACGGCGTGAGGGAGTGCGTTTGCGACTGCTCCCTCGACGGCTTTTGGAGGAGCCTTTCCTTGACCGCCTGGTCCCTCCTGGCCCTGGATTGGGCTCAATGACCATGGCGGCTGCATCCTTGACGAGCGGCTCAATCTTGTCAAGGACCTCGTCTTTCGCATCGGCCTTTCTCTTGTAGTTCTTGAGGATTGGCCGTGGGCCGGCTCGTCCGCTCTGCTCAGGCAGGATCGAGTCGACAACGTCACGAGCGACGTCAACAGCGGTAGCGAATGGTGACTCGAGGATCTTTTCCCAGGTTGGCGCTTGGTCGAATTGGGCGTCAACCTTGTCCCCAAGTTTGTCGAGGTAGCCCCGTATGGCAGCAACGGGGCCTTGAGACCGGACCCGCTTCTTTACCCGGTCATACATGTCCTCGACGTCCTCCGTGATCGGACGCAAGTTACGTTCGGCTTCCTTCCTAACGTAAGCCTTAAGGCTAACCGGTGCGACCGGTGCAGCCTTCTTCTCCAGTGTTTGCACCAAGATGGGCTTCAACATCTTCCTTGGTGGGGGAGGTTCGAGGTGGCCGGCTGTACTGCCGGCCACAACCCCCGAGCTTACCCGGGGGGTGGTAAACCCAACGGCCTTGTTGGGGGTGTAGGTGGTGGTTCCTACTGTCGTAGTCATGACGTGTCTTCGGCCCTGACTACTGGGCCTCACAAGCCTTCATTCCCTACTGGCTTCGGTTTGCGAGGGCTTTCTGGCCTGCCCTGGCTCGTGGGTTTTGTCCTGGGGTCAACAAATGGGCACACTTTGGCTTAAAGCGCACACTCGAAGGCGGCGCAGAGTTCGCTAATTCATGTGCTAACCATGGTTGGCACCGGCGACACCACGGGCGGCGTTGGCCAGGCTTGTCCACCAGCCAATTACTGGTCGCGATCAACGATGGACGTAAGCCAAGGGTGCATGAGCTCTTGGCCGAACATATGCCTCCTAAGCAGCTCAGCGAGGCAGTTGTTCATTTGTGTGGGATCGATGCCGTACCTTTCACGGAAGAAAATCATCGTCCCATCTGACGCTTGGTGGGGGGTAACGGTAGGGTGCTTGAATTCCATCTCCCGCATCTCGGCGCCCGTGAGCTTGTATTCAGCGTAGGGCGCGGGTGGGGGGGGGCGCTTGGCACTGATTGCGGCGGCCACGGCGGCCGCGTGCTTCGCATCTTCATCGGCAATCTTCGTCAACGTGTAAGCGAGCACAATGCCCAGCACTGGAATATGGTGCCATGCCAACTCCAAGCCTAGCATGTTGGCCTTCAGCCAGCCCTTGTGGTATTTTTCTGGTTTGTCGGTGTAGTGCATTTTGTACAGTTGCCTCCCTATCTTGGGGCCTAGCACTATACCGCTCGCGGTGGGCCACCACAGCATGCTGCAGTACTCACCGCGCCACGGCTGATTGGCTGGAAAGACTTTCGTCTTAGTCTTGAATCCCCTACGTGAACCGAAGGCGGCACCGTCATAGTCGCCTGGCACCATATTTGGTCGGTTGTAGAGGAGAGCCTGCCTCCCGTAATCGTCTAGAGCCTTCACTAGCTTGTCGTACCACCTCACCGCGCTCCAGTCGCGGGCCTTCTGCGCATGCGCGTGGACCTGCAACAACTTGGTGAGGAGCCTGGTTGGTTTGTTGACTTCCACCCAGGTACCTCCGTGGTCTTCCACAAGAGCCACGGAAGGAGTGTGGTGATTCTTCAGAGCATAGCGGACGTCATAGCGATCGTCGCCTTGAACGAGAGTGCGCCAGTAGATGATGTTGTCACTGACGCGCAGAGTGTGGGCTGGTTCGGTGATGCGGACGCGTTTTGTTTCCCCAAGTTTCCCATCATCCGGGACGAGGGGTGCGCCCATGCATGCGGCGATCTGCGACGGATCGCAGCCGGTGGCCTCACAGTAGTCAAAGACAGCTCCGACGGCGTTTATCCACGAGTTGCCAAGACTAGTGGGATAATCACCTGACTTTCGAGTGGCAATGACGAGGTAACGATCCATGAAGCGAGATGTCACTTTTACGTTGATTTTGGCCGCCAGCAGGTCAAAGAAGGAAATGCCGAGGGGGGTTTCCCACTCCTTCGCTCCCAGCATCTCCCAAATGGCAAGCTCGAGTGCAACTTTCACCGGACCGATTGACCCGTCGAAGATAGATGCATCATCCTCCTGATTCACGAGGCAGCACTCCTCGCGTGGTGGCGCGGAGAGGTGGGCGTGCTCGTACCACTTGCCACAGTCCTCTCCAGTCATCCCCGACGACATCGTGATGAAGTGCTTTGTATCCCAGACCTCTTTGAACAGCAACTGTGCGGCTGCAACAAAGGGTCCGACGATGCACTTGTATGAGTCGTCAGAGGTGGTGATGGCGCGGGGCTTCGAGTCGGTGTTCTCCCACGTGGGGTCGAACTCTCCGGCTGCGCCTCCATAGTCTTCGCCAATGCGCTCCAGATCTTTCTTGAAGGGATGCTTCTCGAGCTTGATCATCATGCCCTGCTTGACGAGCTTCCGATCGCCCGCCAGGTACATGATGAGGTCGTCGAAGGCTTGCCGAAGCTGTTTACCTTCGCCTTCGGAGTACTTACGGAGCCACACCTCGAAGTCCATCGGTCTGAACTTCTTGAACAGCTCAATGGCTCCCGGGAATAAGATGGGGAACCATCTGCGTACAAACGCTAGTACTCGGGCACCATATTCAGGATCCTCCGGGACATACGCGAGAGCCCGGGTCCCAATGGCGACGACGGTATTGTGATGGTTGTTCGCGTAGTAGGCTGGAAGCGAGCCAGCAATGCCGACGCCGGCACACTTGAGGTACTCGCGAACGGGTTGTTTGCCTGGTTGGTGCTCAGAGCTGATCTTGAGTTCACCATGCGGTTGCAGAGGCTTGAGAGGAGTGTTGGTTGTGACGGCCGGCGCTGGTAGCGCCCACCTGACCCCCACCTCGTCCGGTGGGTCCTCAAGCTGGCGGGTGTGTTCCGGCATACGGACCCGCCTTTTCAACCAGACGTACGCCATGGACGCACACGCTATAACAGCGGCGCCGACAACGTACCAACCGGACAGAGGTTTCGGTGTGCAGACATATTTCGCAAAAGAGCCCAACCGCTCCCAGCACTCGTCCGTTGCGCGCAAGTTGTCCAACCAAGCGCGCAAATCGGGGAAGTGGTCTGCAAGGGACATTCGGGCAAACGTGACTGCTAGATTCCAGCAGGCATGGATTAGCACTGCAGCGAGCCAGTTCATCTGCCCTAGCCAAGTGTGGAGGAAACCACGAAACATGGCAATGAAGGGGGCGGGGCCCCAGAGGCCCCCCCCATACTGCGCGGCGTGCTCAACAGCGGCCAACAAGATCGAGTAGGAGGGCCCGCACACCCGCTTTGCCGTTTCCTCAATGAGCGGGGCGGCGATGACGCTGAGCGCGAATGTCCTGACGAATTCGTCTCTACCGACAGTTGAAGCGTGGATAGCAAGCTCCACGATCAATGTAAGACCCAGCACGGCCACGGTGCGGCAGACGCCGTAAATGACCAAGGCTGGTGTAGGCAGGTAGCGTCGGGCCAAAAGGCCCGACGAGAACATTAGCAGCATGATAACTAGCCAGAGGCCAGTGTAACTCAGCGCTACTTCGATTGGGGCTGCGAGCAAGAGTTCGCGCAGCATTCGCTTCCACCACGGCTGTGGCGGGTACATCCACTCGTACATGTACCACATCGTCAGTGGCACAAGGCAGAGAAGGGCGGCAAGCAACGGCCACCAGCGACGGGGCCTAACCCCGAGGTCCTGGAACTTGAGCAAGCGCGCGTGATGCATTGCAACAGGCGCCCACTCGTCCAACATGTTGGACAAAGCCCCAGTCTCTGTCGTCAGCGTGAGGGTGAAAGCGATGACGGATGTGGTGATGACCACCTTCGGCAGCTCGGTCGTCGGCACTTGGTACGTGCCGGCTGTTTGCTTCGTGAGCTCAACGAGCGTTTTGAAATTCAGATGGCTCCGCTCAGTGAATACACACCGAACGGCCATCTCTGCGATCAGGGCTTTTGGCACAACTGCCTGCAGCTCTGACTTGCCGATGACGATGGCGGTCTCCCCTAACGAAATAATCCTATCAACTGGCACCTTTTGGTCCTCTGTGATTGCTCCAGCGGCTGGCCCGAATACACGGTTGCCGCGAACTGACAGATCGCCATAGGCGTGGTTGTCGAGTAGGAGAGCCTCGAATGGTGGCTCCTTCAATTCGTTGGGGCGGTTGTAGCAAGGGCGCACAGTTATGATGTTGTGGACGCCAACTGTTGTTAGCCGAGACCATTCGATACCATAGCGGACCCCGGGTCCTGCCAAAGCTTGCTTTGTCACGATCCAGGTCGGAAATGCTATGTCCTCAGCCGGTGCACCCGCCAAGGAGACTGTGATTGTTGGCGCATCATTCTTGTATGTAACACTCCAGCGTATAGCGCCTCCCAACCCAGCCCCCGTGGCCGTCCGTATCAGTCTCCAGTCAAAGGTCGCTACAATGACCGTGTGTGACCGAGTGACTTGCGTCAACGCTGCGATGATGGCAGGTTTCATGTACTCAGTGCCAATCACGACCGCCGCATCAGATGCGGCTAAGTGCGGACATGCTATGGCGTCGGGAATGCCAACCTTGCAGTCGCAGTAGTCGGCGAGGCCTTTGTGCTCCTCGCTACGCAGCTTGGGGTCCGTATAATGCCGCATCCAATGTCCTTTATGTTCAAACGCTTCAGCGGCGGACGTCCCAAGGAAACTGACCCTCCGACGCCCTGCCGATGCCGCCTCCGCTGCGGTCCTTATGAGCAACTCCCGTTGCAAAGGCCACATGGGCGGTCTTATCGGCTGGGCGCCGGGCGCAGACGTGAACCTGTAGGAGGGGTACAACTCCTGTGCTTGGCTCACGTCCGCTTTTGAGAGAGCAATCCGGCTCTCATGTGGTACCCTGTAGTCAACCTCCGGCGGCAGCCGGGGTGACGAGCGGGCCCGGCTTGTCATACCAGACCCACTTGCGCTGTCCGAGATGTGGAGCAGCTGGCGTTTTGTCTGGGGATGGTGGTGTTCCCCTTTACCTGGTCTTTCGGGAATATTCCCTTGCCAGGAAGATCGTGACGCTACA